CCGGCCGCAAGCTCATCGCCTTCGGTGAATCCGCCGACTCGGTGCCGGAAACCCTACGGCGAATCGGCGACGTGTCCGCAGGCGTGCAGGCACCCATCAATGAAATCGCGGAACTCTACGGCAAGGCACGGGTCCAGGGACGGCTTTTCGGTGAGGACATCAACCAGCTCACCGGCCGAGGCATTCCGATCATTGGCGAATTGGCGAAGCAGTTCGGCGTTTCAGAATCGCAGGTGAAGAAGCTTGTCGAGTCTGGGCAGATCGGCTTCCGCAACATCGAGCGGGCGTTCGTTTCCATGACCTCGCAGGGCGGCAAGTTCTCGGGCATGATGGAGGCACAGAGCAAGACGACTTCGGGCCTGTTCTCCACGCTCAAGGACACGATCAATGAAGTGTTTCTCTCACTCGGCCAACCGATCAACGACGCAATCAGGCCCTTGGTTGCGGAGGCCATCGCGCTGGTTTCGAAGCTGACACCCCTCGCCGTTGAGTCGGGCAAACGCATCAAGGAAGCGATCATGTTCGTCATTGCCGCATTCAAAAGCGGGCAGATTCTCGACCTCGTGGCGTCATCGTTGAAACTCGGATTCGCGGTAGGACTCAACACATTGGTCAACGGCTTCCGCATGGCGATCGAGTTTTTCTGGAATCTCATCACCGACGGCGAGATGTGGAAAAGCCTCGGCACGACCTTGCTCGGACTGGTGGCTGGCTTCGGCGCGGCATTGTTGAACGCGTTCCAGACGCCCATCGTCTATCTGCAAGCGGGCATGGAATGGGTGGTGGCCCACCTGCTCAAGGGACTGCTCAAAATCCCCGGCATGGCCGATCTGCTAGGCTTCGATGAAAGCGCGGTCGAAACCAACTTCGGCAAGATCCTGAAGGATCGAAAGGATACCGGCGGCGAGCTATTCGGCATGAACTTCAAGGACATGGCTGAAGAGGCTCAAGGTCTCTTGGGAAAGGGAGCACCGGCCCTTGGCGAACGGGTGGCTGAAGCGGCGCGGAAAGCGGGCGAATCCACCAGCGCGGAACTCATCGACACCACCGCCTTGCGTGACAGCTTTGGCAAGGTGGTCGGCTCGATCCGCGACACCATGCCGAAACCCGAGGAAGTGAAGCAGGCGGCCACCGCAGCGGCAACGACCACCAACACCACGCCAACAGCAAAACAGGAAAGCACGCGACTCGATCCCATCGTCACGTCGCTGGGCAAAGTCGGCGGCGGTGGCTATTCGTCTGGCACGCTCGATGCGCAGCGAGAAAACAACCGGCTCACCGGTGAAACGAACAGGCTTCTCCAACAAGCAAACAGTCATCTGGCGAAGCTGGGCGGTGGGGGGCAGGTTGCGGCCGCGTTCGGGTAAGCGGACCCGGACGAAATGGCCGTCGGGATCCGCGCTCCCGAATCCGACGACGATTTTCGCATGTCAATTTCCTAGTCATTCGCGGACCAGGCGTCTAAACACCTCGCGCCATGAAACCCAGTAAAACCCTTTTGACCGCGGCCGCAGCGCTTCTCCTAGCCGCCGCCATCGCCGGTTTCCTCATCATTTCCAAATCCAGCAGTCGAAAAATTTCCACTTCGGACGTCGCCGTTGCGGAAAGCGGCGGGTCCGCCAAGAACGGGAACGGCTCCGGGCAGACCAAAGAGACGTCCGCGACGGCCACCGAACGCCCGAAAAAACGCAGGGCCGTGGCCAATGAAGAGCTCGTCGCCAAGTATGGCGAATCCCGCACCAATCTCTCCAAGCACGCCACCGGCAATGTCATCGGCATCCTCGAAGACGCAGTGCAGATGGGTGAAATGATGACTTCGGGCCAGGCCGCCGGATTCGGAGGAGGAGGCATGGACATGGTCCTTGGCGGCCTCAACGGGCAACTCCAGCTCACCCCCGAACAGAATGAAAAGGCCGCACAACTCTTCAAGGACTACCAGCGTCGGCAGATCGCCAACCAGAAGGCCGCCATCGAACGCCTCCAGAAGGACCCCACTCCTCTCATGAAACTCCTGCTCGCCAGCGACGCGGGTGCCAGGGGGGAAATGGATGACGCTGCCTACAAGAGCGTGCAGGCGGAAGCCGGTGCGGAACTTTCAGGGGTAATCAACCCGCTCGATCGCAAGAATTTCGGTGGCGGATCTCCTCTCCGGGATCCCGCCTTCGTCTCCGAATTCCGCGGCATCCTCGATCCATCCCAAACCGAAAAGCTCGATGCCTCCATCGCCCAGCGCCAGACTGACGCCCAGGCCGACCCGACCCGCGTCCCGGGTGTGGAGGAAGGCAACATCGCCGGCCTCCCGAAAAAGGATCTCGAAAAACTCGACCAGTCGATCGAATCCGCCCGCAAGGTCACCACCGGCATCAAGAGCATGATGGACGGCATGAGCGGACTCAAGGACTTGGCCACGCCACCACCGGGACAGGGTGGAAACTGAGTCCACCGGTTTTCAAATCCTACCCGGGATCCCATTGGGATTCCCAATGGAATGATTCATTTACGTCTCTGCATCGGTGGTCGAGTCTTGCGGTCGCGGAAGTGATGCCGACGGACTTCTACTAGGGTGCCCTCATTTTGAAATCGTTGGTTACCAAGAGTTGGCTTGGGAGGTGGGGATCGTGCCATTCGGTTGACGCCACGTCCCGGCCAAGATGCCGAGACACGTTTCCATTCAACCGGGCAAACTCTACCCGCAGCCGGATTACAGCCTCAGCGTGGACCGCGAAGGCAAGTGGACGGCCAGCCAAGTATTCCTCTGCCACCGCAATTCGATCACCAAGCTGATGCCGCGCCCGGGCACGCCCCACCCGGAGATCCCATTTATCAGCGTGGACAATGCCACCGCGCAGGTCAGCGAGGGCGACATCGCCCAGATCACCTGCAACTACGCGGGCACCGACAACACCACCAACGATGCAAACAAGACCAGCTACACGCTCGGGCTTTCGCTCTCGGAAGAACCGCTGCTTTCCCACAAGAAGTTCCGCGATCTTGAAGCGGACGAAGTAGAGGCGTTGCAAGGGATCATTAGTGGCAAAGACAAGGATTCGGCTGGCTCGTCCTACAAGGACAAGGTGACGAGCGCACTCGGCAAGAAGGCACTCGAAAAAATCCAGCGCGGCCAGACCTCCTACTATTCCCCAAAAGTCACTTGGCGGCAAGCCACCGTTAGGAAGGCGTCAGCGGCATCCTCCGATGTGCGGAAAATCGGCAAGATCGACGAACCTGACGGCAGGCAGCCCGCCCTATCAGACGGTCGCAACTGGCTCTACAACGGCGTGACCCAAACCCAGGAAGGCGGATCCTACCGCATCGAACGTGAGTGGATCGCCAGCGACCGGGGCGGATGGGACGAGGACATTTACGACTGACCGCCATGCGCCTGCCACCGAAAAAACGCCCCGGCAATCCGATCCTCGCCAGCGACTGGAACACGCTTATCGAGGCACTTGAAGCACGCACGCCACGAACCGGATCAGGCATGGAACTGGTTTCATCGTCAGGCGGATTCACCTACCGGGTGCGCAATTCGGCGGGGTCGGATGAAAGAGCCACCTGCGGAAATCTGCGGGTATTCTCGAAGTTGCCCGAGGGACAGACGACACCGCACCTGTTTGTTGGCGTCGGACAAGTTGGCAATGTGATCATCAGCGAGGACAAGGATCTCGGCCTGATCGAGTCCAACAAAGGGAAGCTGGTTCTCGCAAAGGTGACTCTCAACGGCACGGATGGCACCTACGAGGCGGAAATCGTTTCATTGGCCGACGCACCGCAATCAACCGACACCGTGGTGCATTTCCTATTGGGCGCGGTGAGCGATGAGGGAGCGGTTTCCCAAACCGCCTGCGGACCTGTCTCGGTCACCGTCTGCCGCAACTGGTATGCGGGCGAGGCACCCTATTTCGGCATGTCCGTTTCATGACCTATGGACAAACCCAACCACGCCTGCGACTGCTGCCAACAACCACCGTGCGAGGCACCCGTGCTGGAGTGTGTTTCCTCGGAAGGATCGTGCAATATTGATCCGTGCGGCTACTGGGACCCCGACACCGAGACAACATACACGAAAAAAGTGGTCACTACCACCCTCGGGACGCAGACCGAGTATGTCGTCAGCAGGAACGAAGACGGGGGATGTGTTTTCACCGAGACGTGTTCTGGGTCATCGACCGAAACCTATACATTGACATCGACTCCGCAGGGCGATCCGCCGCCGGATTGTTCGGGATACAGCGCTTATATCAATCTGGCGATCACCAGCACATGGACTGGCGTTTGGGTCTATGACGAGCATGGAACCATATCGGGCGAGGAGTGCTCAGTGGTTTACTCCGGAAGTGGAACATCCACCGCATCCAATGACAGCGGCAGTTATTCCAATTCCGCGACGGTCAACGCCGACGGCTCGGTGGAGTGGGATGGCGGATACTCGGAACCGTGCGCGAAAGCGATTCTGTATCACAGCAACATCTACGGCGGCTACTGGGAGTGCGTCGATGTGACGGAGGAAACGACCTACTCGCCACCATTAGTCGATGAGGAAACGACTTACTCCGACCCCTATGTGGGAGACTGCGATGTAGAGCTACCAGACTATCCCGCGTGGCCCAACGAAACGGCGACTCCGCACGTTTCCGGCCAAGGGTCGAGCTGCCAAGCGGTCAACACCAAGACTTACGGTGGATTTGGGGAAGTGATCGCGATCGCACAAAGTAAGTTCAAATACCGACTGAAATTCAAACCACCCGGCACTTGCTACCTGAAAGTTTGGTTTAGAAAAACCACCGTCACCCATGGAGATTCCACAGCTGTCCCACCTGTTGCGGGGTCCACGACTTACGATGATTCCGTAATCTACGAATGGAACGGAACGGGGAACCCATGCCTGACCGACGCCACAAAGCCTTACTCCGATGACGCGAACCTCGTTTACTCGCCACCCACTGAGATTTCGGTCCCGACAATCAATGGCTACATCGAGATCCGTGTCCTCAAGTATTCATGCGTCAAGGACTACGAACCGAACATCACCGACTCCCACAACCTGCAACCCAACGGATTTCCCGACCCAGACTGGGAGGCCGCACCGCCATGAGACTCCGCATCGCAAAAATCCACGAGGCAGCCGCCTCCCGCCCACCGGACTATGTGCAAACGGTATTGTCACGCGGCCTGGTGGATGGCGAGTGGCTGGAAATTTCCGACGAGGCACTGGCTGAACTGCGGCAGCAATTCCGCCCGACGCCACCGTCAGTTCCTGAGATGGTCGCGAATCTGGCACGGGCGACGGCAGACGAGGTAAAGGCCCGATTTTCAGGTGTCCTGACCATCTCCGAGGAAACCATCGCCGAACGCATGGGAACCTGCCGCGCCTGCGAGCATTTCATCCATGACCAGAACCGCTGTGCGTTGTGCGGATGCTTTGCCGCACTCAAGGCCAGGTTACGGTCCCAACACTGTCCGGCCGGAAAATGGTGAGCACGGTTGACAGCGGATCAGGAGCGTGAAGCTCTACGTCGATCTGGAAACCCTGCAACTCATCGAAGGCCCAGGATTTCGCAATCCCATCACCTCGCTCCGGTTCAAACGCGGCGACGCGGCCCAGCTTGAGGTGACATTCCTCGAAGGCGGATCCACCGCCGCACACATCGGCAACCCGCTGGCGCTCGAAATCCAATTCGGCATCAAGCCGCGCAACCGCTACGACATCGGCTATCTCGTTCACGATTCGGTTTGGACGATGCCGGCCGTCGGTGCGGAATCGCCTGTCTATCAGTGCTCGCCCAGCTTCAACACGCTGGAACTTGATTTCGCACTCGGCGTGGGATCGCATAGCGAGCTTCCCGAAATCATACTGATGGGCGAAATCACCTGGCGCGAAGGGGAAG